ACAGCTAGACTTTGAACTTGCACTATATATAGATGAAGCATTAAAACTAATGGATGCTAAAAGGATATAAAATGGATTTTAACGCACTACAACACAAACTATTTGAAATGGATCCCAGTAACCCTGCTGAAGACTTACGCAAGTTAGCAGCACAAGCAAACGGTGGTGGAGCAGATGTTCCTTCAACTAAAGATTATGTAGCTGAAAGTGTGGATGTTCCACAAGGTAGTATGCCCTTAGGTATTGATAATGTAGCAGACTTTGCTGCACTTGCTGGCATTCGTATAGACGAAAAACAAAAGATGGGTTCAGCAGGACAAGCCAAAGGCAAAGACGCTATGCCTAGTGCAGAACCGGGTAGAACTAAGCATCCACTAAAAGATAAATTAGTAGGAGAAGGTGACCTCGATGAAGGTCCATACGATGCTATACAACAAGGCTTTGATAATTATAATACTACCGGTGCGTTTGGAGGAGATTCTAAAGCAGATAACCCCCAAGGCAAAAAAAAGTCTCAGGGTCAAACATCAAAAAAACTTAAAGGCGGTGTATCAGGACAACAGCTAGGTAAAATGATAGGTGTTACTAATCCAACGTTATTTGCTCAAGCTGTTAATAATGTAAAAGCAGGAAAAGAAATTACATTAAGAACACAACAAGCGTCAATGGCCCAAGCATTTCAAAGACTGATGGCGATGGATCCGCAAGAAACTCAGCGTGTAATGACATTATTAAAACGTTTAGAAGCAGAAACAGAGTCTGTAGAGCAATCAAATACTAATGAAGACATTAAAGCAAGACTTTGGGATGCATTAAATGCAATTAATAAATCTTAACCCAGAATTTACTAATAATCCCTATCTTACACACCCTATAGAGAGAAGTTTAGTTGAAACACTACCTTTCAAAGACTTTGACAAAGATGGTTATGAGGTTCCGACACCTTTAGAACATTTACACTATGAAGCAAATGGCGTAGAACTTAATAGAAAAATACAATTTCATATTGCTCCAGTACAAGAGTGGTATTACGATATGGAAGCAAGCGAACATCATTTAGTACTAGACCATTGTATGCTACTAACACGTTATGCATTTGCAGGCGAAGCTAGAGAACAATTAAACGAAGTGTGCCAAACTCGTCCTATACTGCAAAAACTTCTTAATATAAAACCTAAATGGGGTATTGACTTTTCATTAGACTATGTAACACACGACATTGTAATGGAAGTAATACACATCGAACAAGACTTTGATAGTGTAGAAGAAGCATACGATGCAAAAGAACGTCTCGAAAATATTATTGATAATACCGATTGGTATGAAGGCGCTATCAAACTATGGCAGCGCAAAGACGAATGGATTAATCTATCAAGCGACGACCATTCGGATTATAAGGCACAATTCTTTGGATGGGCTCGTGCTTTCGATAATAAAAAAGTATTTTCTACTTGACATCTACCTAAATACATTATATACTTAATTTAAAATTATAACTCACACAGGAGAACTATTATGAGTGACCGTACTTATGGCCAGGAAGAAAAAGCAAAGCTAGAGCGCCTTGTTCGCGAAGGTGTAACAGTACTACAAGAGATTGAAGATCTAAATGCAGGACTTAAAGATACTGTTAAAGCAGTAGCAGAAGAACTAAATGTAAAACCAAGCCTAATTAATAAAGCAATTAAAGTTGCACAAAAAGGCGATTGGGATAAACATCAAGACGAATTTGAAGATCTCGAAACCATTGTTGCTACAGTTGGTGCAGATAAATCGTAAATAAATGAGTTATAAAGAGTCGCTTACTTTACAAGCAGGTATGAAGGTTAGTTGGCCAAAAGCAACAAGGAGAAGTGAATGCCATACGTAGATGCGATGTTTGATCGCGACCAAGATATTATCCGTGTTGTAGAACGACGAGACGGCAAAAGACATTTTACAGAATACCCTGCAAAATATACGTTTTATTATGAAGATCCTAAAGGAAAATATAAGAGTGTTTATGGCGATCCGTTAAGTCGTATTGTGTGTAAGAACACAAAGGACTTCCGAAAAGAAGTTGCTATTAACAAAGGCAAAAATTTATTTGAAAGTGATATCAATCCAATCTTCCAATGTCTAAGTGAGAACTATCTCAACCAAGATGCTCCTAAACTAAACATTGCGTTCTTCGATATTGAGACGGACTTTGACCCGGAGAAAGGCTTCGCTGATCCAAGTGATCCGTTTATGCCTATTACATCTATCTCTGTTTATTTACAGTGGCTAGAAACAATGATTTGCCTAGCAGTTCCGCCTAAGACACTTACAATGGATGAAGCTAAGAAAACACTTGAAGGCATTGACAATGTAATGCTGTTTGAACGTGAAGGTGACATGATTGACACGTTCTTGACACTAATTGAAGATAGTGATATCTTAAGTGGATGGAACAGTGAAGGTTATGATATTCCATACACTGTAAATAGAACTATGCGTATATTGAGTAAAGACGATACACGCCGATTCTGTTTGTGGGGGCAGTTGCCTAAGAAACGTGAATACGAAAAGTACGGGAAACAAGCTGTTACGTTTGACTTAGTAGGCCGTGTGCATCTCGACTCATTAGAACTGTATCGCAAATACACATATGAAGAACGTCATACATATCGACTAGATGCTATTGGTGAGATTGAAGTAGGTGAAAACAAAGTTCCGTATGAAGGAACACTGGATCAGCTTTACAACAATGACTTCCGTAAGTTTATTGAATATAATATTCAGGATACTGCACTACTAGACAAACTAGACAAGAAGCTACGTTTTATTGATCTTAGTAATACTGTTGCACACGAGAACACTGTTCTCCTACAGACTACTATGGGTGCTGTTGCTGTTACAGAGCAAGGCATTATTAACGAAGCACATCATAGAGGATTACAAGTTCCTAATCGTAGAAAGCGTGATGATACAGAGAACACACAGGCAGCAGGTGCGTATGTTGCGTTTCCTAAGAAAGGCTTGCACAAGTGGGTAGCGTCAATGGACTTGAACTCACTGTATCCTTCAGTAATTCGTGCGTTGAACATGGCTCCGGAAACTATCATTGGACATATCCGTTCTGAGATCAGTGATGCTCGTGTGCATGAAGATATGACTCTTAAGAAAAAAAGCTTTGCAGGTAGTTGGGAAGGACGCTTTAGTACAGAAGAATACGAAGCAGTTATGGATCAACGTAAAGATATTGCACTTACAATTGATTGGGAAGATGGTCGTTCAGATGTGCTAAGTGGTGCAGAGATTTATCAACTAATTTTTGACAATCATATGCCGTGGATGCTCAGTGCTAACGGCACAATCTTTACAACAGAGTTTGAAGGTGTTATTCCAGGTATCCTAAAGCGTTGGTATGCTGAACGTAAAGACATGCAGAAGATGCTTAAAAAAGCAAAAGAAGCAGGAAATAAAACTGAAACTGAATATTGGGATAAACGTCAGCTAGTTAAAAAGATTAATTTGAACAGTTTGTATGGTGCTATTTTGAATCCTGGTTGTAGATTCTTCGATAAGCGTATTGGCCAAAGTACTACACTAACTGGTAGGCAGATTGTTAAGCATATGAGCGCAGAAGTTAACAACTGTATTGCAGGCGAATATGATCACGTAGGTAAAGCTGTTATTTATGGCGACACTGACTCGGTGTACTTTAGTGCTTGGCCATTGATAAAAGATGATGTTGAAAGTGGAAAGTTAGAATGGACACCTGAAAAGGCAATTTCATTGTATGATCAAATCTGTGAACAGGCAAACACAACGTTTCCAGACTTTATGGCAAAGGCGTTCCATTGTCCAAAGACTCGTTCAGATGTTATTGCAGCAGGTCGTGAAATTGTAGCACGAAGTGGGTTATACATTACTAAAAAGCGTTACGCAGCACTAGTAACTGACTTAGAAGGATTTAGAGCAGACACAGACGGTAAGCCCGGCAAAGTAAAAGCAATGGGCTTAGACTTGCGTAGATCAGACACTCCTGTGTTCATGCAGGATTTCTTAAAAGAACTATTGCTTATGGTATTAACAGATGTTCCGCAAGAAGACGTACTTCAACGTATTACAGAGTTCCGTAAGGAGTTCAGTGCAAGACCAGGCTGGGAGAAAGGTTCTCCCAAACGTGCAAACAAAGTAGGACACTACAGACGCTTGGAAGAAAAGCAAGGCAAAGCAAACATGCCCGGTCACGTTCGAGCAAGTCTTAACTGGAACACGCTCAAGCGTATGAACGGCGACAAGTACTCGCAAGAGATTGTTGATGGTATGAAAGTTATTGTTTGTAAATTAAAACAGAACCCCCTAGGCTATACAAGTGTTGCTTACCCGACAGACGAGCTACGTATGCCTGAATGGTTCAAGGAACTTCCGTTTGATGATGCAGCAATGGCAGAAACTATTATTGACAACAAACTAGACAACTTGATTGGTGTGTTGGATTATCCATTAGAAGATACTAAATCACACACTACATTCTCTAGTTTGTTTGATTTTGGAGATTGATATGAAAGTAGGATTTACAGCATCTACATTTGATTTACTACATGCTGGACACATACAAATGTTGCGTGAAGCAAAGCAACAGTGTGATTATCTTATATGTGCTTTACAATTTGATCCAAGCATAGATAGAGCAGAAAAGAACGCTCCTATACAAACCGTTGTGGAACGTTACACACAACTCAAAGCAGTCAAGTATGTTGATGAAATAATTCCGTATTTAACAGAAAAAGATCTAGAAGATATCTTGACAATGTATCAAATAGATGTTAGAATATTAGGAGAGGAGTATAGAGATAAAACTTTTACTGGACGTGCGATTTGTGCCAGCCGAGGTATTGACTTATACTTTAACAAACGTGACCACAGATTTAGTTCAAGTGATTTGCGCAAGCGAGTAGCAGAAAGAGAAATTGATGTATAGAGCTAGCAGTATATTAATAGGATTTGGAGTTGGATTATTTACAGCAGGGTTGATAATGATGATTGCAATAATATTTCAACCTGATCATCCTTATGACGCTTGTATGTTAAAATATACACAGCCTGAAGATATTATTGAATGTGTTTGGCTGTTGGATTAGTAATGTAATTAACAATTGGAAATATGCACAGGATGAATAAATTTATTTTTGATGTGGACGGAACACTAACTCCGAGTAGGCAAACTATTGACCCAGAGTTTAAAAAATTCTTTAAAACCTTTATTGAAGAAAACAAAGTATGGCTGGTAACCGGCAGCGACTACCCAAAAACTGTAGAACAACTTGGCGCTGACATTACAGAAAATGTTGTCACTTGTTATAACTGTAGTGGTAATGATGTGTGGTTTCGTGGCAAGCGTGTAAATACAAAGTCATTTGAAGCACCGACAGAACTGTACGATTTAATGAACGGATGGTTACAAAGCAGTCTGTTTCCGATACGCACAGGAAATCATATTGAGGAACGTATGGGCACTATTAACTTTAGTGTCGTAGGCAGAAACTGCACATTGGAAGAACGCAAGTTATATATCGAGCACGATATCAACAACAGAGAACGTGAAAGCATTGCACTTCAAATCAACAGCGAGTTTCCAGATATTACAGCAACAGTTGGCGGCGAAACTGGAATTGACATTTATCGCAAAGGCTGTGATAAAAGTCAGATACTAGAAGATTTTGATAACAATGATCGCATTATCTTCTTCGGAGATAAAACAGAAAAAGATGGCAATGATTACCCTCTAGTAAAAGCAAATAAACGAGGCATTAATTATCAAGTTAAAGACTGGCATGATACATGGAGTAAATTAAATGCGTATATTAATAACGGGTCATAAAGGATTTATCGGTAGTGCGTTATATAAACGCTTAGTAGCGCAAGGACACAATGTACATGGTATTGACATTGAGCAAGGTCCGCAGTTTGATCTACTAACTTCCAATTTTACTGAAGACTTTGATTTAATAGTTCATCTTGCTGGTAAAAGCGGAGTGCGTGAAAGTTTTACAGACCCTGCAGGCTACTGGAACAACAATGTAGAAGCAAGCAGACGCTTGTTTGAACGCTATCCTGATACACGCATACTATATGCGAGCAGTTCGAGTGCTTACGA